AATCTGCTGGATTACCAAACTCTGTAGCGTATTTTAGTCCGCAAGATGAACTTAGTTTACCTTCAGACTTCTCAAACTTCTCTTTCGGCATTGTAGCTGAATGCATTCCGCCTTTATATTCTTTTTTCATATTGCCCCCTGGCTTTGTTGTGGATTGTTAATTTGATTATTTGCGATTTTGATACTTTGTGCAAGCTCAAATGACTTCCGCATCGTCTCTAAATCTAAGTCTTCTAGCCCGATCATCATTTTTACTAAATCTAAGTCCGCAGCTGCTTTTTCATGCTCGGCTTTTGCGTGAATCTGATCGATATTTGCAAGCTTCTCTTGCGCTGAAGCCATGTAGTCTTTTTCACGTGCCAGATCTGCTCTTGATTTAGCAAATTCTACCATCATCTTAGACTGATCCGCTTTGGCTTGGTTAGCTTCTTCAGCTTGCTGCTTTTGTTGCATAGCTTTGCTTTGCTCTTCCATTTCTTTTACATGCTCAGCTTTATTAGTGATAAACGCGGCATTCATAATCGACTTGTCTGAAATCGGCATTCCAATTTGTTTAAAGTGTAAAAGCTGTTGCAACTCCATTTGCCCTTGCGTTGTCGAGTAATTCCCCTGCTCTACAGCAATTGAGTATTTAAGAGAGTGTGAAGTGAAGAATCGTGGATCGGCTTCATGACCGAGAATTGACGCAACTTTGCCTTTGGAGAAGTTTTTTCGAATCGCTTGCAGTCGAATCTTTCCGTAGAGTCTTTGAGTGTAGTCAAGCTTATCAAATATACCTTGTAGTGTCGTAAGTCCAGCACCTTGTCGGAGCATGGATAAAATTCCTGATTTGTCATCGGTGGCAGCCCCAAGTAGCTCCTCATTGACTCCACTGATCTTCGTAATATCTTCACTTAGACTCCTTGACAGCTCCATCATAGACGCTGGGATTGATGGCGGTTCGATTCTCTGCACTTCTTGCGGTAGATGCCCAGCTTTCAACGGCACTAGGAACCCTTGTCCTGATTGCCTAAAAGATTTTGGATCTACAACAGCATCTACGGGATAAATCCAACCTGAAGTAATTTGCGATTGTAAAATATCCAGCTCAATGACCTTGCGCATATTATATAAGTACTGACTATCCCTAAGGTTGCGAACTATTCCCTGAAGTCTCCAAGCGTAAGACTGGACGTCTGGTTCGTAGTAACACAAAGACGGCACAAAAGGGTATGCGTCGATATTCAGCAGATTAGGGCCGTCGTACAATATTTTGTCACTCAAGCAAATAGCAACTTTAACTGTCGGCACCTGCATTTTTTTAATCATCAGCCATGGTTGCTGCTGCATTACTTGCTCAAGCATACCTGGTTCTTCTGTCTCATCTTCTTCCCACTCAGCACTTTCTCCCGACTTTGGATCAATAATCATGGTGGCTTCACGCGTCGTACGATAGTTAAACTCGTCCAAAGCAAAAAGCTGGTTACTATTAAGATTAATAAGCTCAGCTTGTAAAGGAAATCTACCGTCTTTTGCACCCTTCGGTTGCATTCGATCGATCTCTTTCGCCTGTCCTGGTAAAAGAGCTTTCGCTGCTGACTTTGTCACCCAACGTCTTCGCCAAAGAGCTGTACAATCTGTTAGATCTTGCTTACGAAAAAAAGGATCGACAAGGATATTGCAATACGCCACTTGGTCAGTAAATAAATCTCCCGAAATCGGATCTAAGGTGTAGCTAGGGTATAAATGCAGCCAATTGCTCCCTGTGTCACAAGCTCCTTCAAAAGATTGAGACAAATACTCTTGAAAACCATCTCTTTCTTCACACCACTTCATCACTTTGTTGTAGTCGTCAGCTAAAGAGTCTGTGTCATTCTGAACGGGCATTGTGATGGTAGACTTTCGATTGCGACGCTGGAAGCCTGTGATCATATTGATGTGACGACGGATCAAATTGAAGAAGAATTTGCGCGATTGATGATAGTTATTGTCGCCGTAGATCATCGACCACAGAGATTGATCACCCACTTTAAAGCGCTTATCTATAGCTCCTTGCTGCCAATAGGACGCGTTTGCTGGATACGATGAAGTATAAAAGTGATCCATGAACTGCTTTGTGTGCCGAGAGCCTGAATCCGTCGGGTCGACTTCTCCACCGCTGTAATATGCATTTTGATACGAGCCGATAGTCACTCCAAGTATTAAAGTATTTTATCGCATGGTAAAGGAATGTTTATTTACTAAACAACGCATCTTGTAGCTATTGATCTTCAACTTTATATCCCCGACTACTTCCACTGCGGTTAAACTCACTTTTACTAGCATTAGACTTGCCCATCATTTTAATTCTGGTGGCTTTTCGACTGATGACACGACAGTCAGCGCATTTACTGCCCACAGTCATCCGTATGTAAGAAGTGATATAGTCACCAGGATACGGCTTTAAAGAGTCACAATGGACGCATAACTTTTCTTTGATGGTTGTTTGATCTGTCATACTTTCGATTCGATTACATGCTAAATGAAGTTTCATTATTAAAACTGTCGATCATATCGTAATTACCGTAGACTTTTGCTCTAATCTGATCGTAAGTGAGATTCTGGTCGGGGGAGTGCATCCCGTGTTTAAAGACTGAAGCGATTAGATAGCGGAGACTGTCGGTGATGTGATCGTTTTTCTTGATGGGCCGATCTTCTCCACGTTCTTGAGCTTTTGGATCCCAAGCGTAGCCTTGAATTTCTTCAATTAGATTTGTGCAGCTTTTATGCACGAGCAGATTTTTCCCCGCGATGTACTGAGCCATCTTTTTAATGCCAAAAAGCACATCGTTATTTGCATCAATCACTGGAATTTCTAAACTTCGTAGCTCTAGCTTTAAAGAAGCTGCTGCTGGATCTACGTAAAGAGCAGTGATCGGTGTGTAGCCAATGAAGTCTTTGATATCTCTTGCTAGCTCTAAGTCAGTCTTCGATCTACCATGCTTTGCCGAGTCAAAGAAGTATTCCCGCTCGATTCTTATTTGAGGCCATTGATGCGGGGAGATCGCTGCAATGCAACAAGCTGTGGGGTTCACCGTGCCGTAGTCTAAGCCCGCTGCGTAGAAAGTTGGTCCAGGAAATTCTTTGTCATACACATTGTCTGTATCCCACGCGTCAAAGATTGCTCCAGTAGCTAAAGCCCACTCGCCTAAAATGTATCTTTTATAGAAGAGCCCAGAAAAAGAGGCTTTAATCGCTGTCTTGTAAGCTTCGTCCAAAATTGGGTTGTCATCGAGAGTGAAGTGCCATGCCACTAAGTCGTGTACATCTGCTCGATCAAGATATTGCTTTTTTAGAAAGTGCGATGGACCCTCTGGGTTAGCTGTCGCAAAGAGTCTAGCTCCAGGGACGCTAAGCCGTGTCTCAAGCATTTTCCAAAACATCTCGGGGATACAAGTTGCTTCATCTACATAAGCCATCGCAAGAGTTGAGCCCTGGATTGTTGTGACAGCTGAAATATCTGGAGCACCCACAAAGTAAAGATTTCGTCCGTAGAGCATCGTCTTATTTGACATAGGAGCAGGAACGGGGAAGCCCAAGATTCCATACATCAAAGTTAAGATGTTTCTTTGGATGGTGCCGCGGTTTACTCCGACGATCATCGCATCGCCTGGAGGACCTTCCTTTAAAAACTTAATGAACGCTCGGATACTTGAGTACGTTTTACCCGCTCTGACAGAGCCGATCCAGATGTTAAAACGCTTATTAGCTTGCACATAGCTTAAAGCTTGTTTTTCACTTATCTGCATTAGCAGCCAGTAGCTTTTTGATCTCGGCTAGTTCACTTGTGAGTCTGATGATGATGTCATCTTTATCGATTGCGTTTTGATTTGGAGCGAGTGGAGATACTTCGATGGGAATTTCTCGCTGCGTTAATCTATTCTTTCCAAGCCATATTAAAAGAACGTTATCCCCTTTTAAAGCTTTATTAAACTGGACTTCTCTAATTATAGAATCGCCATGTTTTTGCTTTTTAGTTGAATACTCTGTAAAAGACATACCTTTCTCTAACGATACTCTGTCATAGAAGGTTTGCACATGCATGTCAAAATGAGGAGCGATTTCAGTTCCGTGACATCCAGCTAAAAGCAGTTCATCTACTCTCTTCCAGTCTATAAGTTTTATAGCCCTGCCGATTTTCATCTTTTTACGATAAGCTCTGGGCATACTATTCCCACAAAATGGTTATGTTTACTGTGATTTTCTCTGGAGTGCCTTTGAAATCAGCTCTTGTATCTTTTACGAGATCCTTAAGAAACTCGCTATCTTTTGAGACTTGGAAGCCTGAGTGGTAGATTAGATGCTTCTTCACTAATCGCTGTTCGCTATCTGAGATGACAACTTTGATCTCTGCACAATCTTGACCTTTTTCCATGTGGACTAAATTCCTTAATTAAAAGACAAACTAACATATTACAAATTATTTGGGAACGAACGGCCGATTTAAGCAGGAAAAGAAGCTAGATTCTAAATAAATCTTATTTTTTATTGATATTTCCTCTCGTGAATTTTTATTCTTGCGAAAAAAGACATAAAATCATATGATCTGTAGCATAAAAGAAGCATACATCCCGCTGAAAGACAAAATGAAAAATAAAAATCTAATCACCGACAAAAAAGAAGCAATAGAAGCTCTCAGAGCTAACAACTGCTCACCCGAAAATTTAAGCATCGATCTTTTAGCAGACAGAGATGTAATTCTCGCACTTGTAGAAAGTAATTTTTTCGCTCTCGAATTTGCGAGTGATGAGCTACGTAATGATCGCGAAATTGTGCTCGCAGCAGTGAAAGATTCT